AGGTGAAAAGATAAAAATAGGTGTAATAGAATACTGGGAGAACGAAGTAGAAGGTTTAAAGCAAGATCAAGATGGTCTTAATGAATTCTACAGACAGTTTCCTCGTACAGAAAAGCACGCTTTTAGAGATGAAACAAAACAATCTTTATTTAATCTAACCAAGATATACGAGCAAATAGATTTTAATGAAGACATGCGTAACTCTATAAATGTTACAAAAGGTAGTTTTCAATGGGAGAACGGTGAGCAAGACAGTAGAGTCGTATTTGCTCCAAATAAAAATGGTAGGTTTTTAGTATCTTGGATACCACCTTTGCATTTGCAGAATAAAAAATATAGTAAAAACGGTAGGTTCTACCCTGGCAATGAACATATAGGCGCTTTTGGATGTGACCCTTATGATATTTCAGGTACGGTAGATAAAAGAGGTTCAAACGGATCTTTACATGGCTTAACTAAGTTTTCAATGGAAGACGCGCCGCCAAATCATTTTTTCTTAGAATATATAGCAAGACCACAAACTGCTGAGATATTTTTTGAAGATGTTTTGATGGCTTGTGCTTTTTATGGCATGCCGATACTTGCTGAAAATAATAAACCAAGACTTTTATATTACTTTAAAAAAAGAGGTTATAGAGGTTTTGCAATGAATAGACCAGATAGAAGTAGAAACAAATTATCTGTAACAGAAAGAGAGATAGGTGGAATACCAAACTCTAGTGAAGACATTAAGCAAGCACACGCAGCAGCTATAGAATCTTACATAGAAAACTTTGTAGGATTAAAAGAAACAGGTTACGGTGATATGTACTTTCAAAGAACACTTGAAGATTGGGCTAAGTTTAACATTAATAACAGAACATCACACGATGCTTCTATTAGCTCTGGTTTAGCACTAATGGCTTGTAATAAACATAGGTATACACCTATAAACAAAAGAAAAACGGAACCTGTTGATATAGGTATCAAAAGATACGACAACAGTGGATATACATCAAAAATAATAAGTTAAATGAACGTTTACACTAATAACAACAGTTCTTTTCCTAGTCAAGTTGTAAGTAACGAAGAAAAAGGCACTTTTGAATATGGAAGGCAAGTTGCTCAAGCTATAGAGTATGAGTGGTTTAGACAAGGTAGAACTAATGGAAATAGGTATTTAACTAATTGGAACAACTTTCATAATCTAAGATTATATGCTCGAGGCGAGCAATCAATACAAAAATATAAAGATGAATTATCTATTAACGGTGATTTGTCTTATCTTAATTTAGACTGGAAACCAGTACCAATTTTATCTAAGTTTGTAGATATCGTTGTAAACGGTATATCTCAAAAAGCTTATGACATTAAAGCTTATGCTCAAGATCCTCAGTCAGTAAAGAAAAGAACAGACTACGCTTCTAAACTTTACGAGGATATGATAGCTAAAGACTACATTGAAACTGTAAAACAAACTTTAGGTATAGATTTATATCAATCACCTAGCATTGATGTTATACCTGAATCAAAAGAAGAGCTAGAGCTTAAAATGCAATTAAGCTATAAGCAGTCAATTGAAATAGCTGAAGAAGAAAGCATTAACACTGTGTTTGCACAAAACAAATACGACTTAGTTAGACGTAGACTTAATATGGATTTAACTGTATTAGGTATTGCGGCTGCAAAAACTAATTTCAATATAGCTGAAGGCGTTAAGGTTGATTATGTTGACCCTTCTTATATGGTTTATTCTTACACAGAAGATCCTAACTTTGAAGATATATATTATGTTGGTGAAGTTAAATCAATAACAATACCAGAACTTAAAAAAGAGTTTCCTAATATATCTGAAAAAGAACTAGAGCGTATACAAAATATGCCAGGTAATAAATCATATATAACTGGCTGGGGACAATACGACGAGAACACAGTTCAAGTTTTATACTTTGATTACAAAACATACCACAATCAAGTATTTAAAATAAAACAAACTGATCAAGGGCTGATGAAGGCTATTGAAAAGCCAGATACATTTAATCCGCCAGAAAATGATAACTTTGAAAGAGTATCTAGAACTATAGAGGTTCTTTACAATGGTGCTGTAGTTTTAGGAACAGATACAATGCTTAAGTGGGAGTTAGCTGAGAATATGTCAAGACCATATGCTGATACTACTAAGGTTGCTATGAATTATGCTATATGTGCACCTAGAATGTACAAAGGTAGAATAGAGTCTATTGTTAGTAAGTGTATTGGGTTTGCTGATATGATTCAAATAACTCATTTAAAACTACAACAAGTGTTGTCAAGAATGGTGCCAGATGGTGTTTATCTTGATATGGACGGTTTAGCAGAGGTTGATTTAGGTAATGGAACAAACTACAACCCGGCTGAGGCATTAAATATGTATTTTCAAACTGGTTCTATTGTAGGTAGATCTTTAACACAAGATGGTGAATTAAACCACGGTAAAGTACCTATTCAAGAACTTAGTAGCTCAAGTGGTGGTGCTAAAATACAAAGTCTTATTCAGACGTATCAATACTATTTACAAATGATACGCGACGTGACAGGGCTAAATGAGGCTAGAGACGGTAGTGTGCCTGATAAATCTACGCTCGTAGGTTTACAGAAACTAGCCGCTAACGCGTCGAACGTAGCGACTAGACATATTGTTCAGTCTAGTTTATATTTAACTCTTAAACTAGCAGAAAATGTATCGCTTAAAATAGCTGATGCATTGCGTTTTCCATTAACTAGAGCATCGTTACAAAACTCTATATCAACTTATAATATAAAATCACTAGATGAGGTTATAAACTTGAACCTACATGATTTTGGTATTTTCTTAGAGTTAGAGCCTGATGAAGAAGAGAGAGCTCAACTAGAGCAGAATATACAGGTTGCTTTGCAGTCTGGAGGTATAGACTTAGAAGACGCTATTGATATACGTCAAATTAAAAACCTTAAGTTAGCTAATCAAATGTTAAAGATTAAGCGTAAGGTTAAAATGGAGCGTGATCAAGCTGCTCAACAAGCTAACATAGCAGCTCAAGCAGATGCTCAAGCGCAGACAGCTGAAAGAACTGCTATGGCTGAAGTTCAAAAACAAGAGGCTGTAGCATCAACTAAGGTTGATATTGAAAAAGCCAAGCAAGAGATGGAAATGCAAAAAATGCAAGTTGCAGCTCAAATAAAGCAAGCTGAGATGGAGAGACAGTTCCAGTATGACATGCAGCTTAAGCAAATGGATATTAAAGTTGAAAGAAACAAAGAACAGTTTATAGAAGATCGCAAAGACAAAAGAACAAAAATACAAGCGACACAGCAAAGTGAAATGATAAGCCAAAGAAAAAACGATGGCTTACCTATAGACTTTGAAAATCAACCAGACCAAGGTCTTGGTGCCTTTATGTAGGCAAAACAATTTTTTAAATTATATTATATTATGTCAGAAGTAAAAAAAGAAGGTGAATTTACTTTAAAAGGTAAAAAGAAAACTACACCTAAAAAACTAGTTAAAAAAGACGAAGTAACTAAGGTTGATCTTAAAAAGCCCGTAGAAGAGCAAAAGGTTGAGCAAGATGTTACAAAAGTGGTTATACCAAAAGAAAAACAAGAAGATGCCGTTCAAACACAAAAGACAGATGATAGCAATGTTATTGTCGAAGAGCCCAAAGACAGTGGCGACAGCGAAGCAGTGGTTGAAGAAGTACGGGCCACCGAAGAAACAGTAGAATCTCCAATAGAAATTATTGAAGAAGCAGTTGAAGTAGAAAAAGAATTAAAAGAAGCCGTAAGAGATGAAAAGGTTTTAGGTAAGCAATTGCCTGAAAACATTGAAAAACTAGTTTCTTTTATGGAAGAGACCGGAGGCAGCGTAGAAGACTACGTGAGGTTAAACGCTGATTACTCTAGCGTAGACGATACTACATTGTTAAAAGAGTATTATAAAAAAGAAAAACCATATCTTGATAATTCAGATATTGATTTGTTATTAGAAGATTTTCAATATGACGAAGATTTAGACGAAGATAGAGATATACGCAAGAAGAAACTTGCATTTAAAGAAGAAGTTGCAAAAGCCAAAAACTTTTTGGAAAGCACAAAGGAAAAATACTACGCTGATATCAAGTTGAAATCAAACGTAAATCCTGAAGCTCAAAAAGCTATGGACTTTT